CCCCCGGGGTGTGGATCAGTTCCGCCGGAACCTGCACACGGGCGTCCTGGACAACCTCTCCGCCGGTGGATCCGTTGGGACTGTGGCGAGCCGTTCTGTGGCGAGTATGTCGCTGGCACAGCCAACCATCACGTTGGACGGGCTGACTGTGCTGGTGACAAACCCGTTCACCGGTGAGCAGGTGCGCGGCATTGTGAGCACCTTGGCCCGGCAGGAAGCCGCCGGGGCAATCTCGGCGGCTGATGGTCAGTCACGATTCATGAGGAAGGGCGCCTGATGCCAGCAGTAACAGTGGAAGCCCTGATGGACGCCCCCACGGACCGGTCCGGGATCACGATCACCGGACTGGGCGTGGGGGACTCCACCGTCACGTTGTGGCGGCTCGCCGACGACACCAGGTCAGCCCTGCCCGGGTATCGGCGGGTGCTGATGAACGACGCCGCGTATGTGGTCGATCATCACTGCCCTGTCGGCCGGGATGTCCGGTACGAACTGGAGGTCCTCACCGGGCCTGCAGGTGCGTCCCGGACCACCAGCGCACCGGTGTTCCTGCCGTCGGTGACGGGGTGGATCAGTGACGCGCTGGTCCCCCAGTCCTCCATCCCTGTGGTGGGGGAACGCCGGAACGACGGGGACATCTACCTCCGTAGCCCGGCACTGTCCGCGCTGGAACACTCCGCCGATGTCAGCCTGTTCAAGGTCATGGGCTCCCGGAAGCCGATGGCCTTGTTCGGGCAGCGCATGGCGGAGCAGGGACTGGACACGTCCCTCGGCATCCGCTCAGCGGAGCAGAACACGAGGCTGAAGGCGCTGCTGGACTCCACCGCGCAGCTGGTGTTCCGGCCGCTCCCGGAGTGGGGGGACCTTGGCCTCGAAGGCACCATGTACCTGGCCAACGCCACGTACAAGCGCACCCCCGTGAACGTGATGATGGGCGGCCGCCTGACGTGGTGGGACCTCACCTCCGACGTGGTCGACGCCCCAGCGATCAAGGTCCTCACCGGGACCTTCACCTACGGGGACGTGGCCATGCTGATGTCCACCTACCAGCAGAAGCAGGACCTCATGGCCGGCAAAACGTACCTGGATGACCTGAAGAACCCGATCGGAGGCTGAGCGTGCGGAACATCGACCCGGACACGGCCACCGCGTTGGAGGGCTCCCGCCCCGCTGACACCCTCACCGTGTGGGCGTGGCGTGGCGGGAAGCTCGTCCTGGGCGAGCCGTTGCAGATCATCAGCTGGTCCGAGACGGACACCGCCGCTGACTCGACCAAGGTCAAGCAGCAGATGAACTTCACCATCGCCGACCCGGACGGGACCCTCGGCGCGTGGCGGTTCGATGACCCCCTCGGTGTGGCCGGCACGGAACTGCAGGTCATCTACCGGGTCGGCGGCGCCGGCGCGGTGAACTTCGCCCGGCTCCGGATCATCAGCAACGAACCCGACGAGGTCGTGGAGTGGCGGACCCTGCCGGAGTACGGGCTGGAGGAACCGGACAGCGACACCCCACCGCACGAACGCCTCGTGCCCGTGGTCAAGGGTGTCGTGCAGCTGCAGGCCGTGGACCGGACCTACAACGCGGACCGGGACAAACTCGAAGGCCCCGAATCCCCCGGCCCGCTCGCGACCGTGCTGGGCGAGTTCGCACGCCTCACCCGCGACTACTTCCCCACGGTCCTGGACCCGGGCGTCACCGACGTCGGGATCTCCCGGCTGACCGTGTTTGACCGGGAACGGATGGACGCCTGCCAGGACCTCGCCTCCCGTGTGGGGGCACGGTACCGGATGGGCGGCGACGGGGAATGCCACATCTATCCCCGGATCACGCCGCCGGTGTGGCGGGTGGAGCCGCGGAATGGGCTCGTCAAAGTGTCCCGCAAGCAAGCCATTGACGGGCTGTACAACCGGTGGGTTGTGGAGGGCAAGGACGCTACAACCGGCGCCCCTGTCCGGGTGACGGTGTCCATCGACACGGGCCCGCTGCGGTTCGGCGGGGACCACGGCAGGGCCCAGACCTTCTACACCTCGGAGATGATCACCAGCGCCGACCAGGCAGCCGCCTACGGCGTCTCCCAGCGCGAAGAGTTCCTCGCCTCCCTCGCCGTGGAACTGACTGTGACGACCGTGCCCCGCCCGGAACTGCAGGCCGGTGACCGGATCGAGGTCGGGTACCCCGTCCCCGCCGGGCACGTCGCCTACTTCCTCGGCACCATCACCGGGATCCGCCGGGACGGGACCAACGTCCCCGGCTACACCACCCTCACCGTGTCCTGCTCCTACAACGACGTGATCCAAGCCCTCGGCCGCACCGAATGGGCCGACCATATCACCGGCACCCTGCCCGAACTGACATGGGACCGGATGCCCGCTAACTGGGGCACCCTGCCGGATCTGACCTGGAACGACCTGCCCTAGGAGGCCCGCCTGTGGATGGATTCAAACACACCCTGGAGTCCATCCCAGACGGCGGCACCCGCCGCACGTACGGGACCGCCTACTTTGACGGCACCAGCTGGTGGGCGAACATCAACGGCAAGCTCGTGGGCTGCCGCTGGCTGGACCCCATGCAGCCGTTGCAGGGCGGAAACATCGTCGTGGACATCTCCAACGAGGGCCGCGGCCAGTACAGCGCCCTCGTCATCGGCGGGTACACGGACCAGCCCCGCCCGTCCACGGGGACGGTGGACGCCATCATCCCCGCCGGGGTCACGACGCAGATTGTCCTGACCGGGGCCGATGGGATCGAGTACACCACGGACCGGTTCATCGGCTCCTACTCCCCCGGGGACCCGGTCTACATCACTTGGGACGCCGCGACCCCGACGGTGATCGGCAAGATCACCTCCATTGCCACCCCGCCCCCGGCCATCGCCCCGCCGCCGGCCGCTGTGGTGGGCAGCGGAACGACCACGCTCACCGCCATCGGCACTGACACGTACGGTGTCGGCGGCTGGGGCCGGTGGGCGCTGTCCACCCAAGGCCGGGAACACATCTACTCCGGGACCTGGGCCGGGACCGTCCTCACCGGCGCATGGTTCTACGGCGCCCCACGGCCGGAGCTCGCTGGGAAGACCGTCAAGGCCGTCCGCTTCCGCCTCCCCAAACGACTCAAGGCAGGCAACTACAACAGCCCCGCCACGGTCAACCTCTACGCCCACAACGCCAGCTACAAACCCGGCGGCGACGTCGCCCGGGTCGCTGGCCCCTTCACCGTCACCGTCCAGCCAAACGCTGAGGCGCAGACCATCAACCTCCCCACCGGGTTCGGGCCCATCATCGCGGCCGGCGGCGGCATCAGCATCGCCGGCGGCGACTACGTCTGGTTCCAGTCCCGACTCGAAGACCCCGAATCCGGCAAGGCCGACATGGATTGGACCGCATAATGCAGACCCTGCAAAACGGCATCAAGACAATCACCAACGGTGACAACTACGACCTCGCCGAACACCTCAAACAGTTCGGCACCACTGCAAACGTCATCATCCCGGTCACCAGCCAGGACCAGCGGGACGCCCTGACGGACAAGTTCGTCGGCATGACCGTCCGGCGCCTGGACTTCCGCGGCACCCTCGAATGGTGGAACGGATCGAGCTGGACCTCCCAGCGCGGCGTCTCCTACACGCCCCTCTGGTCCGGTGTCGCTGACTTCGGTGCCGGTGGCTCCCTGACCGGCACGTACTGGGTGAGCGGTGACCGTGTCACCGTCCGGGCGAAGGCCAAGTTCGGTGACGCGGCGAAGACCCCGGCCGAGAAGATGGGCACGGCCGCCGTGTACTGCCCGCTCCCCGCCGGGTACCCGATCGCGGGCAGTGAGAACGCCACCCTGGGCACCGGCTTCCACGTCACCGGCGCCGGCATCCTCCGGCCCCTGGTGATCTTCGCCGGATCCTCGACCACAGCCTCAGTGTGGGCGCCCACGATCCCCGTGAAAGCCCCCGGCGAGGCCGGATACCCGGGCGGCCTGGGCGACTACATGGAGTTCGAAATCGAGTACCAGACGAGCGCCGTCTGATGCCGCACCGTTTCGTTGGCCACCGCCTCGCCACCGTCTACGCGCAACCGTTCGAGTCAGCCATCGCGCTGGTCCTCCTGGCGTCAGGCCTTGCCATGGCCCTGGACGAGAAGTACACGCCATCCTCCATCGCCGCCCTGGAGTGGCCATGGAACATCCTGTTCCGGGTCCTGGTCCTCCTGGCCGGGACCCTCATGCTGGCCGGGCTCCT